AGCCGCTCGTTGGTAAGCGTAAACGTGTCGACCGGGGAACCGCTTGCGCTACTGCCTTCGAACAATTCGTGCGTAACAGTTTCCGCGACTGGGTTATACGTCACGCGCGCTGTGTACGTGTCTCCAACTGTGAGTTCGTATTCCGAACCAGCCGTGTTTTCTTGCCCGTTAATTTCTGGGCCGCCGCAGTCGTACTGGACGGCAATACGCGATGTGTTAGAGCCCCACACCCAGTAAGGGTCAGTGTCGGCTTTGAAAAAACAAATGCCCTGATCTGGGCAGCCTTCGTCTACGTCGGCGTGCACAAACGTGTAAGTAACTACGACAGTTGTCTCGCCGTCGATGTCGTAGTTGGTGCGGATAGGGTACGGCGCGTCACTGGCATCGCCTGAAAACCACATGCCAGTACTGTCGAAGCCAAACGCTACGTCCGCATCGGGAAACGTGTCGAGCCACGAGGGCTTTGATTGCAGATTGCTACTAACGCTCATGCTGATAACTCACTTGGTGCGAGAAACAAAACTGGAATCAGCGCAGCATCGGCGTTTCAACTGTCACGGTCAGCACGAAGTTCTTGCTGCCGCTGCCGTTGGGCTTGATCCAGAGGTACAAAAACCGCTGTGGATTCGAGGGCGAACCGTCGCGGTTTAAATAAGCCACATTGACGTTGCTATTTTCGGCAATCGCCACAACGTCTTCATCGACTACTACATCGGCAAAGTCGGCCAGACTCAGCAAATGAAACGCTTCTGCGGGCAATGAGGCGTTTGGCTCTGTTTCCTGATTGCTGGAATACAGGTCGGCTTCAAACTTGTTATCGGCGCCGGTTGTCTGAACTAGCGTGTAGCCACGCAGAATACCGCGGTGCGGCATCGAGACCGGAATTACTGTTTCTTGGCCGCTTACGGCGCTAAATGTTTTACTACCAGACCAGACTGTGCTTCCCATTTTTCACCTATTACGAGGCAGAAGCCGCGGCGCCAAGATCAACGTCCTGCGACTCTTCTTCCGGATACGGTTCAATAGTCTTCTGTTTGAGGAACAGAATAACGTCGCCGAGCATTTCAAACGCGTTGCGCAGCGAATCTTCCAGTTCCGGCATGTCAGCCTTGCCGTAACGATCGGCGAAACGGTCGCCGTGCCAATAGAACATAAACAGGATACGGCCAAGCTTATCGAGGCCCTTGGTTAATTCGCCCATGTACCGGTCGACAAGGCCGTCGTCTCGCACAGCGCGCAGCATAGTTCCGATCATAGCTGTGTCAAATACTTCGCGCTGGCCGCTTTGCGCCGCGTCCATAACATGTTGAATAGACTTTTGATCTAATTGTGTGTTGGGATTGTAAATGCTGCGATCTGTCTGGCTTGCGGCCATACCCGAAACAGGTACGCCCACGTCGATGCCTAATTGCGTCGGAATGCTGGTGCCCATGATAGTTTCGCCGCCCATAACCGGGCCGGGATCAGCCGGCGCATTGGGCGCATTATTAATCATCATCGGGCCGCCATACGGGTCGGCGTATTTGATATGGCACGCAAACTTTCGGCGGGCTTTGGCAGTTGAAAGCAACGTACGAGCCGCGTCTTCACGCAAACCGTGCCGCTCAACAAGCGAGGCAAGCGCTTTCTTTTCCGACAACTCTTTTTCAATAAGTTGCTTCTTCGGGCTATGAATTTCGACCGCCGTGCCATTGTGATAGATAGTCATGCTGCTGAGTTTCTGCATCAACGAAAGCTGCGCGTCGGCCAGATTTCCGGGCATCAAAGGCGGATTCTTGCTTTCGCCGCAGCCGCAGGCATTTTGGTCTTCGGCTGTTTCCGCGTCGTCTTCTCCGGGAGCGCACTTTAACAGCTTATAGCCTTCCGGCACGAATACGTCGCCCATGCTGACACGCAACTTGGAACCGCCCTTGCCGTTTAAATGAATGCGTACGCCGTCGCGATACTTGTCATAGTTCAACGGGTCGGTGTAGCAGCACGGCGAAATATGACCTTTGGGCGGAAACTTGGAATGGTCTTCCATGTGAACTTCGTAAGCATTACCGCCAAATTCCGTCTCACCGTATTCGCGAATAACGCGGAACGGAACAGTTGTGTCGCCGTTCTTGTTGATCGCCATGTACCGGCCGCTCTTCGATACACTATTAGCGTCCGACAAGCTGTTGTACCACGAATCAAATTCATCGCCCTCGACCCGACTTATGCAAAACACGTGATCGGCGCGTGTGTTAATCCATTCAGGTTTGCCTTCTGTGCGGACGACAGTAACAAAGTCGCTGCGCTTGCTGGGGCCCATCGGGTGCACGGCGATGTAACATTTTTCGACGTCACCGGGCTTGACCAAAACCATGTACAGGCCGCTGTCGGTCGGGTTGAATAACTTTCGTTCAACTTGGATGTTGTACGGAACCGACACGTTATCGCGGTCGCGAAGGTCTTTAATCAAAATGCCGTCGCGCAACAGCTTCTCTTGGTCTTCTTCAGTGTGCCCCGGCGGCAGCGCTGTCTGCATCGTCGCGTCATAAGTAATAACTTTTAACGTATCTTTGGCCTTGGGCGTTTCGGGCGCCTCGGACAGCACGCTGGCAATCTTTTGGTTGGCTGCGGCGTTTCGCGCCGCAGCAGAGGCAATCGCTTCTTTAATGATATCTAAGCCGTGAAAAGTATCGATCGCTTCGGCAAGGTGCGGCGCATACTGGCAGCTTTTAACAAGCGCCGAAATCGTCTCCATCCCGGCTTGTTTTAAAAACGACTTCAGATTCAGTTTGTGACCGAGTTCTTCAAACGCCAGCTTCGTATTCATCGTGGCGGTCTTGGCCAATGTCGGCATTACCGCGGTCATCATTTCCTTGAGCGTCGGCTGGGCGGAACCAAATTTTGCCGGGCTGCGCGAAAGCTGCGTAAAGTCGGGCTGACGTTGACCGAACTGTGTCAGGTTCTTATCGATACCGCTGCCGAGAATACTGGGCTTGCGGTTAATGAGGTAATTGACCCAGTTTTCTTTGAGCGGAACGAACATGTCCTGATTCTTGATATACAAGAGTTCGTGACCCTTGAGGTCGCCGTTCAAAAAGAAAACAGGGGCGTACAGCCACATGGAGCCGACCTTGAACGCAAATACCGCGACAGCCTTGGTGTTTTCGCGGTTGCGGTCGAGGAGTTGGAAGCCGATCTCGTGGTCCATTAACTTGGGCGCGCCATCTCGCAGATATGCGTGCGCAAGGTTTGAAAACGCCTGCTCAAACGCCATGTCGTCGCCACGGCCGCCAATTTCGGCGACTTTGGTCTGGGTACGGTCATAGGACCGGACAACGTTTAACCAATGCTTCCACGAGGTTTCTTTTGACTTTTTATTAAACACAGAGCCACCTCCATGCGGCGGATATTAAACTCACAACTCTACTAATTTACAGTGTTCTTGGCTCTGAGCCTAGTGGACTTGTCGGGGGCTTAAGCGTTATTTGCGGGCTGGATTCGGGCTTCCAGCCGCTTGTATGGCCAGAAACGCCAAATTGTTCGCCACGGGCGAGGGCAGGAACATAACTGCTGCCGCTAGTGTCGCTGCCACGACCCCTGTGAACGCTGTTTAAAAATCCGCGCTCTTGATACGAACCCAGCATGCGCGTCATCCAGTCGGGGTCGTTGGAAATGTTAGCCATGCCGCGGACCATCTCTGCCTCAAACGGCGGCGGTTCTTTGTGCGCCTGAATGTTATTTATTCCGTATTTTTTGAGATTGTCAGCTACGCTTTTTGTTATTTTCGTGCCGATCGAATAATGCAACACAGGTTCTTCAAGATAATGATTTGTCAGCGTTGTGGGCGCGGCGGCGATGGCACCAGACCGCGGTTTCCAAGACCGTTCAAGCATAGAGTACGGCACGATATCGTCCGGCGAGTAATCGCCGTATTCGTCGTTAAGCCTGACGTGATTAATGAGCCCGCGGGCGACAAGCTCAATATTGCGCCGATGCGATGTAATGCCAGAATTCCCAAGCACCTGCCGCATGGCTTGTACAAAATACTTCCGACCCTCACCAACGCCTTTATGTCTCACAATTTCGGCGGGGTTGGGCATGCCGTCAGATAACACGTCGCCGGCTTCGAGCGCGTCGTTTTTTTTAACTGTTACTTGCCTGTCAGCCGGGACATAATGATCTTCGCCGTCGACCGTGACGTAAAACCCGCCCTGCGCTGCTGGTTTGATTTCTTGCACGCGCCCCTCGCGTTGCGAATGCGTTGCGCCGTCGGGATACCTTTTCGGAACCTGTACGAGCGCGTTGATAGCTTTAAACCCGCCAATGGCGGCGGCGCCGCCGACTCCGCCCGAGTGTTTGCTAGATATCATGGATTGCGTCAACGGCTCAGACAACGCCTGCGCGGCGGCAATACCTACATAGTCGCCGACGGGCGGGACGCCGTTCTTTTCGCGATACCCTACGTCTTTAGCGTATACGCCGCCGTCGTCCGGCCCGCCGACAAGCGGGCTGCGGACTAAAATATCTTTAACACCCATTTCTTTGATATCTTTAAGAATCTTGGGCGTTAGCACTGTGTTGCGCTTGTACGGCCCAACAGGTCGCGACAAGAAAGCGCCTTCATTATCCGGGTCGTCTACATCTGACGGCAGCCCGCGATTGTGCGACGTTGCAAGCCGCTCCTCGTCGTCATCGTCGTCTGCGGTAACGAGCAACCGGTGCGCCGTTTGCGTAAGTTGTTTGCTGTAAAAACCAGCGTCAGCAGTAGCCGTTTTTAAATCTATCACGCCCTTGCGCGTTCCGAACGACGCGGCAAAATACTCGGCCGGCGTCAGACCTCTGCTGTAACTATGCGTGACTGGCAGCGCGATAGGGTTGTCATTGTGGTCGACGTATTGCAAGTCTGCGCCAATAAGTGAATTAAGCTGAAACTTGTTGCCAGTCGCGCCAGAAAGCACTTGATGCGCTAACGGGTTATTGGCGTCGCGAGCCTCATTAAAAACATCTTCTACAAGTTTCTGCTGCGTCTCGGCCGCCAGTTTGAGAATTTTTAACTCGCGTTCTTTGTCTGACAAATTTGTATCCGCCATAATTTGCCGCAGTTCTTTGCGCACTTTAACCTGCGCATGCTGGCTCGCAAACGTGGGCCGAATGTCTTTCAAACCCATTGATAAGCCGCCGGTCGTGTACCCGACGTCACGCGATACGTCATGAATTTTTTTCATGACTTCTCGATACTTGTCAGGATAACGCTTGGCGAGATCAGTGGCCAACGCGCCCATATTTTTCTTGTCCAACACGCGCTCGTAATCGCGCATGTCGTCGGGCAATGTCTCGTTTATCATTAACTGGCCGAGAGTTGTTTTTAACACGTTGCATCACTTTGGCGGGACAAGAATTTTTACCGTCGGCGCGTTATCTAAGCCGACCATGTTTAATACTGCTTTAAAATCGTTGTCTCCAACGGCAGAATACAGAATGCCGTCTGCAATATGCGTCGCGACAAAAATAGGATTGCCCATGTCGTCTTCAATTACGACACTGTGCGCTTTTTCATCGTGAGGCATTAAGTTGTGCTGCGTTTTAACGAGCATTGTTCAACAAATTCCGGTGCAACGCGTTGGCCGCGCTGACTTTCGATTGAAGATCAATGTTTACAACTTCGGCGGCGTGGGCGTTTACGCGATCCCACCAGTTAGCCTGTTTGCCTGCGTTGGGGTCTTGCGGCGGCATACCGCCGCCAGCCATAGCGTTCGGATCAGCAGGCGGTTGGCCGCCACCTGCCGCCGGCGGAGGCGCCATCGGGCCGCCCGGCAGGGCAGTCTCGGCTGGCGGCGCGCCGGTTGTGCCCGGCGGCAATACAAGCGATTCCGGCGCAACCTGTACGCCCATGGCGTTCATAATCGCCGTCAACTGCTGTTGCATGTTGTACAAGCGATAGTCAAGCATCTGCATCATTTGCTCTGGCTTGATTTTTTGCGCGCCGGCTGCGCCACCTGCGGGAGGGGCGGCCGGCTGTGCCGGAGGAAGAGCGCCGAGCATAGACGGGTCTGTCATTCCGGGAGGCGCCCCGCCTGCGGGAGGAGCCGCACCAGCCGCGGCTTGCGCCGGGTCAACGGGCTGTTGTACGCCAAGTGCGCCGGGCGACATCGGCGGCATGCCGACCTGCATAGACGGGTCGCCACCGCCCTGCGAGGGATCGCCCGCAGGTTGTGGTGGCACTACGGCCGACTTTTCAAATAAACGGCGGCTAGCAAGCGAAAGCAATTCAGGGTTTACCGTGTGCGACATCTTTACCTCCATGTAAACAATCAGGCTTTATCTTCCACAATGTGTACCGGCGTGTCTACGTCAATATCGCCTCGCCGATACGCGGCCAAAGCGTCTTTTTTCGTGCGGTAAACCCGCGGCTTGGATTTGTTATTCATCTTACTGGACGCTAAGTATACACCAGTTTGATAATCTTTGTTGGGTACGTAATGGGCTTTAAAGTTAGCCGCCGCAAATAAATTCTTGCTGGGCATCATTTTTTCGATGGCTTCTTTAGCCGCCTCTTCAGTACTGGGCACGTGATATTGCATGGCGTCGCCGTCGAAATCTGCGGCAAATCCCTTGGTAATTACGGGATTTACTTCCATGACTTTGTTCTTTGTCAGCCGCGGATAGAACGCCATAACGCCGTATCGGTGTAAAACCGGCGCGCGATTAATAATAATAGGCTTGGAATTCATTTGCACGTTTAACTCGGCAAATGCCTCTTTATTGCGTTCTTCTACAGCCCGCAAAGCGTTCATTCGGGGCGAACCACGGCGAATCAGGCCGCGAACGACGAATGGCTTGTAAATCTCCCACGCCTTGTCTTCTGGCAGCGCGACTTCGTCCATGTCCAAATCTGGGTTAGGAGTAATAACAGCGCGGCCAACAAGGTCTACGGTGCTGGAAAGTAACTTGCGTTGCATCGTCCCGAACTTGGGGCTATCGCCGAATATCTTCGACAAGAACCCGCGGACGTTGCGTTCGACGTTTTTGGGGTGCTGCGGGTCGCCGAGACCTGTCACGGCTTTCATGGAATCATAAAGCGCCAGCCGTTCGTTACCCACGTCTGATAACATGCCGGACGCATCTTTCAAAACGTTATTGGACTCCAACAGTTCTTTGTACAAATAGTTCGCGTCGTCAATAAGCTGCATCTTCTTGGCGCCCATCGTTGATACGGGCCTAAACGCCGGCGGCAATACGCCGACCTTGGTTTGCATCCAGTCTTTCGGGTGCACACCGGTTGCTTCTGCGCCTTTTAGAAACGCCAGCCGACGCACGGCTGCGTCGCGGAGCGTGGTGCGGCCAGATTTGATATCAGCGCGTGCCTGCTCGACTGCGCGCGGTAGATTGATATCTTTAAGCGCGTCTCGAATAGCTGTCGGCCCGGTTTTGTTGTTCAACTGTTCTTGTCCCGCCAACACCGCACGGAATTTCTTTTCTGTAAGCCCAAGCGTACGGCGAATTGGCTCTTCCATGATCGGATTGGGCATCGGCTCGTGTAATGTTATTTTCGACCACCGATTTCCGTTATGCCCGCCGGTCAGCGTCTCATCAAATAGCCCGCCTTTGACTGGTTTAAGATTGCCTTTCCAGTCCACGGTTTCAGCGTTCTGTAACTCGCGGGCGCCGGCAAGCTCATCGATGTTTTTGTCGGTTAACGCCATAATGTTTGTTTTTGTTCCGGTACGCACAACGTTTACGCCAGAACCGCGCAACTGATTAACAAACTTCTCGTAAACGTGCGGCACCTTTGGCAGCGGCGGATCATAACCAGCCATGAACTGCGTCCAATATTCTGGGTTGGCTTGCCCACGTACCATCTTGGCGTCGCGGACTACTTTGCCAGCCCCGTGCGATAACAGCGCGCCAAGCTCTAACATACCTACTCGCTTTGCGCCTTCAGTGCCGCCCTTAGCAGGCGTACCCTCGGCTGTATATCCGCCGATCGACCGACCTTGGCCTTTTGACTCGGCAGTGTGATGCAGCTTCATAAAGAAACGATTGCCGGTCAGTACGCCGCGAATCTTTCGGCCCGTTTCCGGATCAATCAAATCTTCGGTGTCTGTTAATCCGTGTTTAGCCAACTCATTGGTAGCCATTTCAACCAAATCATTTTCGTTATCGAAGTCTTTGATTTTGAATTGCTGCCCGGTCTTTTCGGCCACCTTGCCTAACGCAGTTTCTACAATCTGCGCAGGATTTACGCGGCTAACAAGCCCGAGCGGACTGACAAGAATTTCAAGCGGGCGGTTTTGCGCGTCATGCGGCATTTGATGGTCGGGTACGATCTCTGACACGACGCCCTTGTCGCCGAAACGTCCGGTAATCTTGTCGCCCACTTCCATCTGCGCCTGCGATTTAACAACGACTGACACGCCTTTTTTGGTGTGCTCGACGTCTGTTACAACGCCCGGCGAATGGTGGTCCCACGTCATCGTCTCATTGGCAAAGGCGCCGGCTCTACCCCGGTGAACTTTGCCATAGACCGTGTCGCGCTTTTTAGCGACAAGCACAAGTGGGTCGCCGAAATTAACGACAGTGCCTTTTTGAACCGCGCCGTTGGCGTCAAACTTGTCCAACATTTTTTTGTCATACTCGGCGGGGAAAAGGCTCAAGAAAGCTTTTTTACCGACATGCGTGTTGTCGTCCCACTCAGCCTCGTGCTGGTACATGTGCTGGCTGGTAAGACGCTTGGCGGCTGATTCGGAAATAACTACAGCGTCTTCGTAATTGCGCCCGCGGAACGGCGTGTAACCGACCCGAAGATTTAAACCCAGTGCCGCTGTCCCGTTCTTGTCAGTAAAATTGCTCGTAGCAATAAGCTGCCCGGGCTTCACAGTATCGCCGGGTTTTACAGTCGGCTGTTGCGTCCAGAACGTCTTGCGATTGAACGGCATGTCGTTGTAAAGATCAACAACGTGCTTGTTGCCGTCTTTATCGCGAATGATCATTTCATCGGGCGAGACAGACAATACCTGCCCGCCAACTTCGGCTTTAATAGCGCCCAGTTTTTCGCCCATTTCGTCTTCGTGAGAAACGCTGCCGTCGCCGTCGAACTTGGCCGACTGCACAAACGGGGCTTCCGCGTTTTCAAGCGGCAGAGCTTGCGTAAACATGCGGCTACCCATGATAACGCGCTGGCCTTTTACCATGCTTTTCATCGGCACCATGTTTGTCAGCGCCGAGAACGTGTTGTCCATGTTCGGCACTGTGTACTTGGCGTCCTTGCGCGGCACGTATTTAATTTTGCCGTTTACAAGAGCCGCCACCATCGGCATGTCTGATTTTTCTTCGCCGGGAAACATCAGCGGCATATCGGCGAGTTCTTGCGGCGTCTTGTACTCTGTCTTGCCGGTATTGGCGTCTTTTACAGGCACCACGAACGTGTGCAAATTATTACCCAGCTTGCGGGCGCCGGCAGCAAAACGCATGTCTACGCCCACCTTGCCAGACTCCGGCGTGCGGAGATAGTCGATAAAGCCGAAGTGGCTGGGCTGCACGCTGCGCGATTCTGCCGGCACGGCGTCCAGTGAGCCAATGCCGCCCTCGCCAAGTCTGGTCACGCGCGTCTGGTGGTCGAAGATTTCGGCGGGGTTGATTTCTTCAAGGCTGGACCCCAAACCAGACCCGATCAGCGCAGCCGTAATAGACTTGTTGAATACGCCGCTAGGAATATGGTCCAGAGATTTCTTGGCCGTGGCTTTCCAAAGCAATTGCCGCAAAGCAGACTTATCCTTGACGAATCTTTCAGATATCAAATCCTCCGGGCCAAATACTTGCTGGAACGTCATGCTGTCGCGGTCGTCGCTTTCGGCTTCTTTGCGGTTGACGGCGATCAGCTTCTTGGTGATGTCCAGAATGGCGTCCGGCGTAAGATTTTTATACGGCTTGCCCAGCGTGCGCTTGGTAACTTCTTCGTCTAACTCTGTCTTGGCGAACTCCGCAGCAATAGCTTTGATCTTGGCAAGCTGATCTGCGCCCGGTTCTGGCTTAAATACGAGCCGCTGATAAAGCTTATCCAGCGTGCCGGCGTCGCCCTTCTGCATATTAACGGCCGTGATCTCGTTGCCCCACGCTTCCCGTATTTGCTTGTCCTGCGCGCCGAGTGTTTTCAGCAGTGGCATAAGCGGAATCTTGGCCTGCCCGATCTGAATCTGGAACTCGCCGGTTTTGGGGTCCATGTAATACCGGTGCGACCGGCCCTTACCGGGCAGCGTATTAACATGCGATTCAAGCTCGCCGTTATCTTTCTCGCGCGTGAACACGCCCGGCCTGAGTCGCAGTTGATGCGCCAATGTGTATTCGACACCTTTGTTTACAAACGTACCCGAGTCGGTGAGATATGGCACATTAGCTATAGTCGCCTGTCGCGTAGCGACAGGCTTTTCCGAGCCATTTTCTGTTAAAGTCCACGTACCTGTTAACTTTCGCGCTAACGAGCCGCGAGTTAATACAGCTTTCTTTTGATCTTTACGCGAGTAACGTTCGGGGCCGGCATAGCCCACGTTTGTTAACTTTAGCGTGTACAGGTCGTTTTGAATTGGCTCAATACCGGAAGCCGACTTCAGCGCCTCGTTAAAGATATTATCTCGCAGCGCATTCACGTCGCCGAAAGCGCGCGTTTGCTGCTGCGGAAATGCCGGCGCTGGCAAAGAAGGCACGGCAGGGTCGCGAAGCGGTGGAAGCGGGTCTGACATCGTCACACCCCTTCAGCAGTCGGTTCTTTCGCCTTGGCTACGTCTTTTACCTGCGCCAGTTCCTGCGGGTCGATCCAGACCGGCAACGTGTTCTTCATGCGTTCTTTGGCCGCGAGAGCTTTGGCCATGTTTTTGGCGGCAGATTCAGAACGAGTCTTGTCGTACATGTATTTGCCGCCGATGGCGCCGCCGCCTAAAGTGGCGGCAACTCCCAGCGTCGCATATAAAGTCGGAAGATCATGAAAAAATGTTTTCAATACCGGCCATTTTGTTGGGTTAGCGCTGGGTATGTAATCAGTCCACGCGGCTTTCTTTTCGGCATAAGCGTTATAGGCTTCGTCAAGAAACTCGTTTACAGACGCTTTCTTTTCTTTTTTCTTGTCGCTTTTATCGTCTTGCAGCAGTTCATTAAAGTACTGTTTACGAGCGTCTTCGACGTTATTGTATTGTTCTTTCTTTTTCTCGGCTTCAAGCTGCGGCGCCACTGACATGTCGTATAACGCCTTTCCGCCCGCGACGCCAAGGCCGGCCCCACCAACGTTCAAAGCAGCGTTCCACGCGTTGTAACCGGAACCGCGGTCAAACCATGATTTGCCCAAAACCGGTTCGAGGAAAGGGAAAATTGAACTGGGTATGTGCTTGCCCATAAACTCGTGCACGGGTTTTGTGTTTAACCCCGCGCCAGCGCCTGCGCCAACTGCGCCAGCAATAGCCGCGTTCCGCAGTTTCGTTTTTTTATCAGAAAGGGCCGCGGCAAGAATGGCGCTAGCACCACCAGTGGCAAGCGGCGTCGCAACGCTGTATGCGTCAAAAGCTATTTTTTGCGGGGCGGCGTCTAAATCCGGAACGTCAAGCGCCACTGATTGGTAGTCAGGCGCAGGTGGCGCGTTTTTAGCAAGTTGCTCTTCAAAGCGCTTACGCAGTTTTTTGGCTAAGTAATACAAACCAGTGGCTGAGGCCCCGACACCGGTGCCTAGCACAATATTGTTCATGATTTCTTTGCCGTCTTCTGCGTAACCCATAGTTGTCCACCATTATTTGGGCGGAATCATGCCATATACCTGACACCACTCCAACCAGACTCGAAAGTGTTTGCGCTCGTCATCCCAATGGTCGGCGCGCTTTTGCAGCATGTACCAACCGTTGACTATTTTATCACTGATGTCGTCAAATTCGGCTTTTTGTGCGGTATCCCAAAGTTCGAACATTTTCGACTTAAAATCCATTCGAAAGTCGATGTTGTCTAGCTCTTCTTGTTTTAAATTAGGCTGAACCCCCGGTTGCGCAATAACAGGAAAACCTTCTGGAGTGCCCGGCCAATGCAGCCTGTGATTGCCGTGCTGTCCTCCAGTGACTTCATCAAAATACTTCCGTGTACTCACAGGAGCCTTTCGTTACTAGATTGCCTCGCGGGCCTGTCTGTACTGCTTATACGCTTTTTGCGCTTTTAACCTGTCAGAATACACTTTGTAAGTATCGGCGAGTTCTTTGGCCTTAATAGCGTCGTCATCGACGTCTTCTTCGTGCAGCTTGGCAAGGCCGTAACCAAGGCCGGCACCACCAGCCAAACCGGCTGCGCCGCCGAGTCCTATCTGCGCAGCGCCAATGTCTTTTATGGCGTTGTAAGCGGTGCCAGACCCCAGAAAACCAAGGGTGCCGGCTGTGGCCGCCGTACCGGCAGTCCCAAGCATGCGACCGAGCCCCGCGCGGGTCGGGAGTTTGCTTGCAAGCCACGGCAAAGCTCTTGATCCAGCGGCTCTAAGTCCCGCCAAAATTGCGCCCAAATTCGCGCTCTTTTCCATGGCTTCCTTAACTTGACCGGGTTCAAGACCCATTTCGAAGCAGCGCGCGGCAAAGCCCAGTTTAAAAGCTGTCTTTTCGTCAATGCTATCTAAATCCATGTCACTCTCCCGGCAGGATTAACTTTTTGGGGGTATTTTGCGTAGCCCCCATTGTAAAGTCTGGAGTGACGTGTTTTCCAGTGTTTCGGCCCAAAGGAAGAGAACCGGGCAAAGAAGTTTTAAAGTCTGCCGCGCTAACAAGTGAAATGCGGCTCTTGCGGGTCGGGCGGTGTTTCATAAACCACGCGTCGACGGCGGGGTCAGTCCTATCGCCTTGCTCTTTTGCCTCGTTCGTGCAGGCGAGCATTTCTTCGATCGCGCGAACAAGGTCGGACCGGTCAGCAGAAAGCCAAGAAGCTTTACTGGGGTTTTCGGCCGCAACGTGACGCAGTCTGGCGGCTTCTTCAGAAAGAGCCTGCGCCCGAAGCAAGAACTCTTTACGGGTTAGAACGTAAAACTCACCCGTGTCGTCGTCGTGCAGGCAGATAAAGCCATTTTCCGCGTAAAACTTGAGACCGCGGAACCTGTAACACTTCCCTGTAACTTTCTTGAGATCGGGCATCCTTGCACCTTACGTAGCTTATATCGGGCGTCAGCCTCCGTAATGCTTTGTATAGCTGACATTACGGATTTCAGCAACGGCATTCTATTTCCTGATAATTGCGCGGGAGGCAATTATCTCGAAGTGGGCTGCCCCGGCGGAAGACCCTCGCAATCGGGGCATTTCGTCCAGCTAATATTGTCGCCGGATCGAACGCGCCCGGTGCCGTTACAAGTTTTGCAATCTTTTGTGGGTACTTTGGGCTTTACCGGCGCCGACTCAGGAAGAAGAGCAGAATAAGCAGCCTCTGCAGCGACCAGCCCGATATAGTCTTTTTGCGGGACGGTTTCGGCATAGGGCACCACCGGCGAAAGCAAAACAAACAGCCAATCGAACATGCATGCACCTATTAATATTTTGAAACTTAGCGCGGATCAGCACAAATTTATTATGTCGTTCCGCGCGACACGTCAAACTGATATGGCGCTAAATGTTGCCTAATGCACCATATGACTTGAGTTTCTTGGGCGGCCAACCGTTGACGCCCGAAAACGCGATCATCGACCTGTTTTTGATATCTGACCAACGTGCCCAGAATGAGCCCACGGGGATATCGATGCTTGTACCCAGAATGCGCCGCGGGCCATCATTCCATTGGCCCCACGAATTCTGAACCAAAATCAGCGGCTCTTTGTAAATAGCTTTAATAATGTCACGGTCGTCCGCCGCGAGGTAGGCAAGGGCGTGGGCCCAAGACCCTTTTCTTGAACTTACGCCATGTTCATTTCGCGCACTCGAAAAACCTTCTGAGCCGCACGAACTAATACAGTAACCATTGGCTAATAGATCGCGAAGCTGTTCATAGTCTTCGACATCGGTGGCTGTGCGAACAAGATGGTCTTTGCCGATCGCTAACCACGATTCGGGCGGTGTCTTTGAGCCGTAGATGCCGGCATTGCGCGAACTGTACTGCGTGAAATCGACATTGATCTCGTCGTACTTTTTGCGCAGCCATAAGCCAGATTCTTTTACGGCGACAAGCGCGGCTTCACCGCAACTCCAGCCATCGCCGCCGTGCCGGCGCCAATTGTAAAACGCTTCCGTAGCCAGAACGCCGTTAAGTCGCGCGGTATCGCTAACCTCGGGCGCGCCCTCCAGCTTGCCGCTAACTTCGTCGGGCTTGCCGCTTGTAATGTCGCAGCACATCGTGCCCAAGCACGCGTTACGGGTCGACCAGCTTACACAGTCGCCACGGCCTTGCGCTCCGCCGGGCAATGACTCTGGATATACTTCCAGAATTTCCATGAACGGCGTGCTGAGCTTGCCCTTGCCGCTTTCTTCAAGCCCGTACGCCTGACACGCCATGGCGCCGTTCGGAATACCGCCCGCGGCAGCAATTTCAGCCCACAGCCGCTCGTCAGCTTCTGGGTTTGAATAAACGCCTACAAAGCCTTTTTCGTACGCGCTAACAACGTCGTAGACATTGTCAAAAAATACTTCTGTGTCGGCCATAGTTTGTTATTTGGTTAGGGATACGCCCCGCCGCCGAAACGGCGGGGCGCAACCAATGCGTTCAAATCTCACTCGTCCGTTAAATTTTCGTCCGTATCTACGACTTCGTTAGAAACAACCGGCGCTTCTTCAGCAGGGGTTATTTCGGGTTCCGTCACTGATTCTTTTACGCGTCGCTCACCGACTAACGACACTCCCAGCGCGCCGGGGGCCGCCGGTGCAATTGTGTCGACAGCAACAAACTTGAGTTCTGCGGCTTCGGAACGATTTCCAGCGTCATCTACATCAACCAGCAGTAACACAACTTCTGCGTCTTGCGGAACATCTACCGAACCCAAATCAACCGACGAACCGGCGTGCGTTGTAACGGCGCGCTTAACGCCATTTACAGCTACGCTCAATTCACGCGTGACGACGTCAGAATCGACAGGAGGTGCCGCAGAAACAGCATACGTCAAGACATCGGCCATAGGTTTTCTCCTTTGCTCGAAAACAAAAAAACGAGGCGTTTGCGGACGCCTAGTCAGCATGTTGTCTATGATAACACAAAACAAAAGTGCCACCCACACCGCGACCAACAACAATACAAAATTGTTGGTCGACGGGTTGGGCAACATTCCCGCAAAAACAATCATGTTATTTAAGCGCCGACGCAATGATAATCTGGCACGCCTTCGCAAGCTTCTGCTGCGTCTCTTCATTTGTTGGCAGCACGTCGTCTGTACCTAACTGGGCCTTGAACACATTTTCAATAGCCACGTCGAGACCTTCGTACTTGCCGGGAGTTTCAACAGCAAGCTGCAACGTGTTCGCCTGAAAGTCCGCCCACTTTTCCGTTGTCTTAATTCGCGCGCCTTTGTCGCGGTTCAGGACGCGCAGCATGCCGTTGTACGTGCCGGCAACGTGCTGCTTGTCTTCAGCCGTAGCCGATTCAAGTGCCGTTACAACAGCTACATCAGTCTCGACATCTACGGGCGCGGGAACAGGGACCGGTTTCGGCGCGGGAAGCTTTATACCGTTCGGATACACCAGCGCCAGCAACAATATCAGTCCGGCAACCCATACGAGCTTTTTCATGGTTTTTCTCCAAACTTGTAAATCAGACGTTCTTGGCCGGCGGAATGTGCTCGACGATGACGCGCAGCAGATTCGTGCACGCCTCGACGCCCTGCGGGCAATCTTCAGAAGCCAGCTTGTCGCGAAGCTCTGTAACGGCTACGAGGTCGTCAACAATTGTAACGGCGATCGACTTGTTGGTAACGGGCGTTTGCACGCCGCCGCGCCGCAGCAGGCCGCGCACTAACGACAACAGTTCTTTGCGGTACGCCACGGCGACGACACCGACAAATACACCAAGGGCAAGAATTTGAAATTGAGTCATAGTTTAGCTCCTTACAAGATATCGTTTGATTTTATCAGGTTTTCGGTACAAGCACATAGGGCCGGCCGTTAATTACAATTGTGCCGCCTACTTTTAACGCGGCGTCTTTTGTAATCGGATACTTATCCGCGCGTTTGCCGTACAATTTGACAATTTCAGCAATATCGCCTTTTTGCGGCGATGTAACATTTGGATCATAATACGGCGCCATGAGATTGCCGTTGTTTAAATGCGGCAAACCCAGCGCATGGCCAAGTTCGTGGCAAATGACGGCCACAGCCATATTAAACGACCACGGCTCAGCTTCGTCGAACATCTGGTCTAACTGCACGTTTTCTGCTGCGCCACACGGCAACTCGCTCCACGCTAAAGTACCGCCACGGTTATCGAGGTTGTACTTTCTGCCGCTTCCGGACTTCGCGTAAATATTTGCGCGAGACGAACCCTCAACGCGGGTCGGCTCAATGTTGCAAACTTCGGCCCACTGGCTGAACGCCGTGTCATATGCTTCTTTGACCTGTTCGTCGGTCATTCCCGGCATTTTAATTTCGTGATAGTACGTGATCTTCGCCATCGGCCATTTGCAGGGACCGCCGCTTGGATCAGTCAAACCAAAGTCAGGCAACCCGCATCGGCGCCTGTTGAGCCTGTGCGCCGTGACATCGTCTACGCATCCGCACTCGTCTATCCCATTGAACTTTTGATAAGCGCAAATAGCTTTTTCAAGCTCTTTACCCTTAATAGCTTTGACCTTAGACCAAGGCTTTTTATCAAAGTAGCCAAGGTTGAAAAGATATTTAAGCACTTCCTGCGGCGGCAACACGTGCGCCGTCTCTGTAGCTTTTTTTGGCTTCCTTGCCATATTTCACCTATTTGTTTTCTTCTTCGTCGGCAAGCTTGAACAACGCTTTGAGCATGTCGTCGTCCGCCCGCTCGCCAATCTCATAAAGCGATGTAATTATCGGGTTTGCGGCTGTCGAGCTTTCGCTGTACCCGCCGCACTTGTCCCGCCACAGCCTGTTTAAACGCCGGCGAAGACGAATAATCTGGCGCGGCGGAAGCGTACGAATATCACGAATATCCTGCGCAATTTGATCGTCATCGCGGCTATTGCGGCAATGAATGATAACTTGCACTATGATCGAAATGATCATAATGATCGTAATCGGATCAAAATGAAAAGTATCGTCCGCGTGAAACTGCAGTTCGCTAGCAATGTCGTCGTGCAGTTCCGATAACGGACGAGAACTTTTAATTCTGTCGGCTAAGGCGCCGTAATCCATTTTTCACCTTACACGTAATGCGTGAATACGGGCGACGACAATATCTTCGGCCACGCGAAGCTTAGCCGCCACAATTTGCTTTTGAATCTCCTGTCGACCAGCGAGATACTTCCAGATTAACAAACCGTTGATAAGAATAACCTGCGACGCACCAATAAGCGCCGTTATAGCTTTCGTCACGCTTTCAACATGTGAATAGTCGAGCCAGCCGATCAACGCCAAGACGGCAACAATGTTGCCAGCGGCGGTAACAGCCGTCGTCCAGAACTCCGGCGTCAGCCACTTGTCCAAACCATCCAGCGGCGTCCCGTCTACGGCGTCGCTAAACGTGCGCAACTCTTCACGAACTGTATTAACACTTTTCTTGGGCGTAGACATAAATACTCCTTAATGATTGCCGAACATCGACGGCACAATAGCATGCATCATGCCGCCCCATAATCCCATGTCTTGTAATTTTTCTTGACCCGCAGGCGTTAAACCAGCCAAAGCTGACAATGCACGGCCTGCCACGTTTGCGGTCGCTAAACCAACGCCAGCGGACGCAATTCCACGAATAACGTCAACCGGGCGAATAATAGGCGACCGCTGTGCCGTACTAATACCAGTCATTAAACCAGTCGTTGCCGCGGCATACTGCGGCGGCGTGTAGTTGTTGAAATTATTAGTATACATTCCGCGCTGTACATCTCCCCACGCCGCTTGATTGAACTGCGGCACATTTACAACAGGCGAGAAAAGATTGGGCGTACGTAACTGCGACGGAAACTGTTCAAAACTTTGTTTGATACGTTCTGCGGCGTTTGTTTTTTCCCATCCGGCGGGCACGGGCGGCGGATTTTCATAACCCGCAACGCCCGCAAGCGGATCGGGGTTGCCCATGCTCATTGCCACGTGCCGGGCGAAATCTACTTGTTCACGCGCGTCTGGACTCAGCGCCACTGGTTTGCCGTTTACAACAACTGGAATGTTTGCAACGTGCAAAGCCGTTTGCCGCGTCGAGGTAGCCGGCCCTCCGCCAGCCGCGGGTGGTGTCCCGCCCGGAGTCTTTGCTGGCGCATTAAAGTGCGGTACATAGTTTAAAGGCTTTCCGCTGTCATTACGCGTTACAAGTCCGGACCAGAATCCTTTACCGGTGTGTTTGCCACTTGCATACGCGTTCATCGCGCCTATACCAGCGCCGGCGCCGAGACCCAGTAACCCAAGATTTCTACGCAAAGCGCCACGCCTGACATAGCGCTCAGGAAACAAATTTTCAGCCAGTGTGCCGGCGCCGTAGCCAAGCCCGCCAAGCATAAGCCCAGAAACGATACCGTTCGATAACGGCGTCGGTCCGCCCAAGGCTTTATTCCCAAAATCCCAAAGATGACTAAGACCCGGGATAGCGGCTTTTTTAATTATGATCTCTTTTTCAATGTCGGGTTTCTCGTTAATGTCGCGCAGCCGGAAGCATTGGCCGCTGTCTAAATGCCCAAGTTTGACTTGCCGAGAAACATTTGGTCGATAACAAATAAGAACGTCTTCGTCGACCAGCCACGTTGCCGTGCTGCCCGCCAAATCGCCTGTCATCGTCGCAATTTTTGTGTAGGCGTGTCCAATTTCAATTGCGCGCGGTAATAGTTCAGCTACGCGTTGTGGAACGGCCTGCCATACAGCAATATCAATCATTAGCCCATAGCTCCGCTGTTTCGTTATTTAAATAGCCTGCGCACAAAAAGAACGACCGCCCGCAAGCAGATATAAACCCAAGCAATAAAACCGCTGATAGCAAAAAAAACAATTGCCGGAACGCTGAGCAGAACAGGCCAAAGTTCTTTTAGATTTACCGTGCTTAGTAACGCCCAAACGCGAAGCCACGGTGTCTGGGTACGTTCAACCGGCGGCGTATTGTCTGGTTTTTTCTTCTTCCCCCAAAAATAATCGATATAGCTCATTTGGGTTTTCCAAAAACGGTGTTCATAAAACTGTCGCCATAACGGCCGATAACTTGATCGACCATAGGCTCTTCTTCCATTTCATTATTCATGGCTTTCATAGCCAATTGATATCTGTAATGTGGATCAACAGCCGCCATGTACCTTTGATGGTTCAGCTTTGCGTTGCGCATGAAATCGCCGCGCTGCTTTACTTGCGTGAATTGGTCTTGGATATTTTCAGCGACTGTTTTGTCGTAGTTGTATTGCATCGGGCGATTGAGCCCAAAAGAATTGTAAAGCGCGGTGCCGTATGCGCTTCTCTGTTGCCTGTACGCGGCCTTAACAGATTCCGGTATGGCCGTAGGTTCGACGTGAAATTTAAAACTCGTCGGCGTGTGCGTAATACCCTTGTGATATGGCTTCGGGTCGTCTACGTGCCAGTCTTTCGGGGCTTTTGCCATTAGCCGCCGCAGAATTTCTGTCTTCTGGGGATATCGTTTGTTATCAGAATGTTCTTTGGCTTCACGCAGTTCGTCGATGATTCTGCGAACGTCGGCGCTTTGTTTCTGCTCTTCTTCGTCTTTCGGTTCTGTCGGGTCTGGCAATTGCTGCCCTGACGGCGGAAGTTCAGGCGCGGGCACAGAGCCGAATGCGACGTCGTTTACAACCGGCGGCGGCATCGGAGGCGGCGCTGTTTCTTCCGCTGGCTGTTCGGCCGGTTTTGTCGGCATGGGAATGCGCGAACTAGCGGCTGTCTTACCGGTAATCAGCGTTTCTTTTTTGTAGTACTGGGGGTTTGCTTGCAGATGATCTTTGGCAATTTCTTTGGCGATTTGATCATTGTTTGTGTGTTCGTGCTCATCTTCTGCTCCTTCGGCTAAAGCCTTTGGCGGAAACTTACTGTCAGGAATTCCGTCGGCTGCGCCTCCGGGAAGTTTGTCTGCTGCGGCTGCTTTTGTCGTACCGCTGCAACGACCATGTTGTTTGCACGTACACGTCTCGGGGCACATGCACGGGCCGGAACAAGCACAGTCGTACGTTGTCTTGTTGTCTGCGGCTGCTTTGCTGACACGGTTCGCGTTCAACACGCTTTTCCGCCGCACGGCCACAGTAATGTGAAACGGATGGCCGTTCAGCGTCGGCTGCAAGCCGTAACTTTTGCGAATGGCGGCCAGCATGGGCGAAGAAACCTGCAGCGCCCAAACTTTGCTAACGCCGTCGATATTGCGCGGCGAAATTTCTTTTAGCTGGCCAAGAGAGTAACCGACCATGTGGCCGCGCTCATTAATATTCTCTGGGCCGATCTTTTTCACTTCTTCGGCGTTCATGACCGAAATATGCGCATTTAAAACGTCGCTGGCGACGTTGGGCACGTTTAATGTGCCCGCCCGGGGAAGTTCCGCACCGGGGGCTGTCAGGGCGTCGTATACGCCTCTTACAAGGGCGTTGGGCACCGACAGGAGCAGCCAGCCGCTTTTGGCGACGTAAAGCCGGCCAGCGAGCGCGTGATGCGTGGCAGCTTGTTTCTCACTACGAGAAAGCCAACCAATGGCATTGCCAATGTTATATTCGCGCTGGGAGGTCGCTGGCGCTAGCCATGACCCGTCAAGAATAGAAAAGCCATCCATGGCAAACCCGCAAAAATTACTGCCGGGCTGTTACGGCATCTGCGGCCGCCGTGGTTTCGCCGGAGGATTTATTTTCAGCGCCGATTACGTGCACCGAAAGAAACATGACCCAGCCGCATAAAAAGGCCATCACCCACGCCATCAGACTCATTTGGTTTCGTGCGTGTTGATCAATCATTGTTGGTATCGTCGTGGCGGTGTAGGTCATCTCGGTCCCTTTCGTGATTAATGATGACTTTTATGCCTGCGCCGGACAAGAGCGAAATTAGAACATCGGTAATCGTGGACCCGCCCATGCCAGCCAACACGCAAATCCCTATCAACCCATGAACATTCGCGGCTTCCCGGTAGTTTTGATACCAAATCAACGAAATAGCGAGGCCGAGAAACCCCGCATTCATCATCGAGCTAACAACAGCTAGTTTAGAAAGTTTACGACTGAAACGCAAAAGAGTGGCCAGCCCCGCAAACGCCGAAACGCCGAAGGCTGCAGCGAACACGGATAACGACGCGATAAACTCATCAAACATAGATTTAAACTAGTGCTGTGACTCGTTTTACGGCAAATTTTATTTACCGCATAAAAAGGTGTGTACCGCAAGCCCCCGCGATCCCCTATCCGCGGGTCCGACCCTAATTAAAAATTAGGGCTTCACGGCAACTTTCGAGGGCATATTTACCCTGTGTGGTATTTGCCGCGCCTCCGATCGTGTTCACGACTAAACCTGACCACGAAACCATGTCGCGCTCGCTGCATCCCTGCATTGGCCGCAACCCTAACCAGCCGACCACCACGGCTAACTTACGGTACACACCAATTATACAAACTACCGAGCTTTACTCGGTAGTTGGCGCCGCGGATTGTCAAAGAACTGCTGTTAGATATAACTCAGCGGCTCATTACTGCATAGGCCCGCTGGCTCGGAATTTTCAAGCCACGACCGTTCGGCCGTTTCGGGCAGCATCGCAATTGACCGAGAAACCAGTTCGTGCGGCGGTAAAGTCCAAATAAACTGCGAACTAGTTAACGACATGAAGTTTTCACTGTTTAAAAAACAATGTGCGTTAATGTTACAGAGCGCGTCAACCGTGTCGGGGCTGTGTGCGCGGCACCAAACGCGCTGCTTTGATAACAAGGCCGGAGGGGCGACGTTAAATCCGCCGTCAAACGGCAGAATAAAACTGCCCTGATAGAAAACAATGTCAACGCAGACGTGCCAGCCTTCTTTCAACGCTTTCTGCACATATGCCAATGTGTTTTCAAGCTCTGGCTTTCGGCCGTTTGTGTTTCCAAGATGTGAAATAATAATGCCATCAAAAGCCTGCCTGCGCATTGCGACGTCCCTGTCTTAACAACTGAAGCACGGTGTATAAATAGAAACGCCCATCGTACCAAGTGTCGATGGGCGAGTCTATGTGCCGCAGAGAAAAAATCAGAGAACTTTTGCCGCGATCAAACAGCCGCGCGCAACAGCGTGCAGCGGGTCAGCAGCGTGCCGAACTTCTTTGATCGGCAACGGAAAACCGTTCTCGGCAATTTTCTTTTCAAACATCTGCACGAAACCTGCCGCCTGCGTTGTGCCGCCCGCCAAAGATATCAAAAGCGGATTCTTGAACTTAGGCAGCAGTTTGTGCCCGCGGAGCGCATTGGCCAACTGCTTCGTGGTGTAGTCGATCAGCCGTTCGTAGTACGCGCTGACGGCGGCGAGCACTGGGTTCTCGTTCTGCTCGCCAATTGCGAACTCGCTCTGTTCTTTTTCGGCCTGCACAACGCTGTCCGGCTCGCCAGTCGCGATGCCGGCCATTCGGTCGATCCAGTCGCCTGACTTGGTTGTGGAAAACGTGACGGTCGGCTCACCGTTGAGCATGACGCAGCAATTCACCATGCCGGCGCCCCACGACAGCGCGATGCCAGTGTAATCGTCGTTTTCTAGCTCCGAGTAGCACAGCGCTTCTGCCTCATTGATGGCGCGGGCGTTGTACCCTTGGGCCTGCAAGACTGTTTTTACGACGTCTTCGTGGTAGCCCACGTCGAACTCGTCGTCTTCTTGGTCAACGGGTTGCGCCGGAATACAAAACACCAGCTTTTCGTTTTCTTCAGCAGCTTTACCGCAGACTTCCTGCAAGATATACGCCAGCACGCGCTTGGCTTCTTTTTCTTTTGGGCTGACAACGCCGCGGTACATAGGCCGTTTCGCAGAGTCGTTGCGCTCGACGGCTTTCTCGATGGCGTCTTGGCCGAGAATAATAAAAGACCCATCGGTGTCCTTGACGAACACTTTACCCTGCAAACCCTTCTCGATCATCTTTGTCGCGACCGGCGTGGTGGGCTTGATGATAAAAAAAGCATCACGGAAGTCGGTGTACTTTACGTAACCAAATTTATCGTCACTCGTGTAGCTGACCGGGGCGTCTGAGTCCGAGGCTAAAACAATAAACGAAGTCCCGACGTCTAAACCTTTGGCCATGATAATCTCCTATTTTGTGTGCCAGATAAGGGCGATGTTGGCGCAGCCGTAACTGGCCCAAAGTACAAAACCTGACAAGTTACATTTCCACGCCTGCTCAGCCGCCACGTACGCGTAAATAACGGCAACAAGCACCAATAACGGAGCACTCACTTATTTACCTTTGAGTTGCGCCAAACGCGATACAGATTCGTTAATCGTGTCTTGTTTTGCGCTTGTTGTGCCGAGTTCTACTTGGGAGCCTTTTTGGATGCCCGCGGTGCTGATTTCTGTGACGACCGTGCGCGTGTCGATGTCGATTTTTTCCGCGACGACTTGGGCTTTGGTTTGGGTTTTGGCTTTGGCTTCTCCGGAGGACTGCCTTGCGGCTTTGCCCATACGCTCCGAGAAGAATCCCGTGGCTTGAGGGATTTGGCTGGCTCCTTCGTGCCATTCTCGGATTCGAACGTAAATATAGTCAAGGCGCGCACATACATAACCAACAAAAACACCAGCGCCAATCCCGCCAAAAAAGAGTGCAAATGCATAGGTATCCATAACTCCTCCGCGTGAAACTCAAGTATACCTTAAGTTTCCTGCGTATTAATCTTTGTTTTTAAATCGTGCACCCATTGATCTTTGCGTTCTTCGTCGTACCGCAGCAGTTCCTGTTCGTCAAATACATCTGGCGCGCATTTAGCTACTTCATATAACTCGTAAGGCCGCGGAAAATGTTTTACTATCCAGCGCGCTTCTTGTCGCACAGCCTTGGGAATTCGTTTAATTCCGTTTTTGTTGTACGGGCTGATTAACCGCACTAAAAACTCGTGCGCATTGATCAAAGCTCTGGTTCGTTCGTGCGGCAGTGTCATGGCGTCCAAATCCTCGTGGGGTGTACGGCTTTCTTTTTAAACACAGGCAAATCTTCGCACACATGGCACATATCTTCAAGTTGTCTGAATACCTTGCGGTCAGTGGCGCCTACGCCTTCTGGTAAATCATCGATCCAGATGTCTACGTAATAACCCCGCCGTTTCGTCGCGTCACGCTTTGGCGAATGATTGCAGAATATTATGTCTTTGAACAGTTTGAAAGTAGCCTCGCCAAAAATCGTCGCCATTTCGAGCCGGCTGTACGGCGATTCGGTTCGACCAGTGACGCATAATACCGTGTGACCGCGTTTGGCGAAAAGACGAATAACGCAGCGCCACATTTCAATGTCGCTGGTGAACGTCCTGTCGAAATCCACGGCAATCGTCGTGTGCCGGTACGGCGTCATACGTGCCAGTTACCCATGTATTTGACGGCAATGTAAGTGCCCACAAAAGCACCCATGCTCAACGGAACAAGATACAGCGCGTTATGCGTGTACGTCATAACGCCGACAGCGCCCAAACTGTACAGCATAGAACCAGTGAAGCTTGCTGCCAGAGCCCGTTTTTGACTGACAAACAGCACATACAGCGCGTACAAAATATCAAAAACTACGTATACGAAAAAAACGGTTGCAGCCGTCAGCCAGCTAAACGAGTCCATTTAAAAACCCTCGTCTGAGTCGAACAATCTGCCGCGGCTGAATAGCCACGCGACAGTAAATAAACCGCCGAGGACAGCACCAACGTGGCCAATTATGTGCGCGGCCAACCAGCCGGTATACAACGTTTTCGGCCACATAACTGGGTTTAAGAAATACGGCCAAACTTTCCAGCACATGACGCAAAGAAACCACAGCATCAAAGCGTATACCGCTAACTTGCTACGCTCTTCGCTGCACGCTGCTTTTTCTTTTTCTTCAAGCACAGAAAGTCGAATCTGCCGTGTTTGCTCGGCAGCTTGGGCTGGCGATGGCATACAACGCTAGGTTATTAAACCTTCTCCGATCATAAGCGAAAAAATATCAAAAGCTTTTTTGCAGCGCAGTTCGTGCAACTCTTTCATGCCCAGCAATGCGTTGCCAAACTGTTCGCTCGTCAATGCGTTGTCAAAAGCGGCGTCGAGCAGAATATCAACGTCATCTGAAATGTTACTGCAAGCTATGATAGCCTGCTCTAGTTCAAACCGGGCGTTCTCATTGTCTAGGTTTGTCATTTTTTCTTCCTCTTGCGTTTTTTGTCTTTTTCTTCTGCGCGCTTGATTTCTTTGTCCAGCATTTTTTCGAGCTTTTCGATGTACTTGGCCTGCTCTTCTAGCTCTTCAACTGTTTCTTTAATTCGCTTTTTGGACCATTTGTTCCAGAAACCCATTGCGCCTCCAAACTGCCCGAGTAGGATTTGAACCTACAACCCCAGCATTAACAGTGCCGTGCACTACCGTTGTGCTATCGGGCAAAATGTCACTTCTCTATAAATTTGCTGGGATCGTGGCGCGCATGGCGTCGCGTTTGTAGCAAATCATTAGCCATGATTCGCCGCATGCGTTCGGCGTCTTCGTAGCTATCCTGAAGCTGGTCTTCGTAAAACACTGTCAGATAACGCGCCGTGACGGGATGCCGCTCTTCCAGCAACGTTAATTGCTGCAGCCGCTTCGCGTAGTTTTCCACGACTTGCATCTCCATTTCAATGGCGCGCGCAAGCGCGTCTTCCACGCCTGTAAATGTCGCGAACGTCGGAGAAGTCTGCGCGGGGTTAGCATAGTTCAACCCGAACAAACGGTCCATGAACGCTTGAACGTGCTTCATCTCGCCGTCGGCCGCTTCTGTGAAAAACTCGCGGTACTCTGCCGCCAGCGGGCCGGTGACCGCCGACGAGTGATACAGATAGAACTTCAGGTGCGACCATTCGTTCTGCAGGTCGTTGTTCATTAGCTCCAAAAAAGCTGCTAACGTCAGGGTGGGTCCGTCCTCATTGTCAACAACAGGCGTCATGCGCGTCGTTCCTTCTTTTTCTTGAGAATAACGTCGGGAGTAAAACCAGAATGCGTTGCCGGGCGATAATCATACTGGTCAAAGCCGGAGGTGACTAGAGGGGCCTGCAAGAGTTCTCGGACGGGCAAGTTAAAACAATCCCACTTAAACCGCCAGCCGCCAAAACCAGTTGGGTCTTTCTGCCCGCGCTTGTAAAACAGCGCCTTTTCGTAAAACAAGTCTTTTGGCAATAGACCCAGTAACCAGCCCTTTGAAAAATCGCTCAAGACGCGCACAAAGGCGTAATAGTCGCATTGCTGTTCGGAGTTGCTAGCAGCGACTGAGCAGTTATAGTGCGGCTTTGGCGCCGACGTGCACCGTTTGGTTTTAACCTCGATGCGCCCGAGTACTTCAGGGTCCAGAACGTCGTAGTGAAAAATAGCCGCGCCTTGGGACCGCAAAAACCCGTAGTAGTCGCGGAATAGTTCCTCGCCAACAAGGCCGGCCAACATGCCGTCGCCTTCGGTAATAGAGTTATGCAGATGTTCGCGGCCGTAGTGCTCTAAAAACAACGCTGTCATTTCCGCTTCGCGAGACTTGGCTTTTTTAATCTGCTGTTTTGTAGGAATGATTTCTAACGGTTTGTTTAACATGCGAATCCTTTCGCGTAAGTGCTTCCTTGCTGCTGCGGCGTATCACAGCGCCGTAGCTTTTTGAAACTCTTCTAGCCAAATGCGTTTGATAACCGACCAGTCGAATGTTTTGCTAACTTCTACGGCAGCCTGACACATACGAGCATATAGCGCGGGCTCATTTTGTAAAGCCTGAATTGAATTAACAGCGCTTTTAATAAACGCTTCTTCTTCCATGGGCAGCACAACGCCAGCACCCGTAGCAGCGACAGAAGGAAAAATACCGGCCGGCGTGCCCAGAATTGGTACTCCGGCCGCACAAGACTCTAGCACCACGTAAGGATTGCCTTCTACCAATGAGCAGAACATAACTAAATCAACTTCGTGATACAGACGATCGGCAATGAAAAAAGGAACGTGCTCGCGATTCACAAATTGCAGGCCGGCTTGTTCTGCAACTGCCTGTGCCAGATATCCTCTTTTGATATCAAAGTCGCCGTCTTTGCGCGCCATGCGGCCAAAATACCCCAGCTTCTCTATCTTTGTCGGGGCTGGCCGCTGGTAATTCGCGCACGTGACGCCGACGGGCAATACTGCCGGAACGCGCTGGACGCCGTGCGAAAAAGAAACGTACCTTAACGGTTCGGAGACTACAGCGTAGCCGCACAATCGATCAAAGTATTCTCGGGGAAATCTTTTGCGGGCGTCCACGATGTCAAAGTCACTGTGGGCGTGACCATAGCAGCGCTCAAGCGGGATGCCGTAGGTGTCGTGAAGGAAGAAACATCCCACGGGTGTAGAGAAGAATAGATCGTACTTCTGCTGCATCCAGTCTGTGTGTTCCCGGGGCTGTACTTTGCCCCAATCGAATATGTCGCAATCGTAGGTGGGGTAAACATGTTTGGTAAGCTCGTTAAATATTTTGCCGAAGACCCAGTTGTTCTCAATAAAAAACAAAACCCGCTTCAATGGACAACTCCTCTGAGGGAGCCATCACTGTAGCGGGCTGTCTTGCACCTGTAAACGGCTTTTTATTTGCGTTTATTCGGGGCCGTACGGGTGTTATTAATTGCAGGCAACGTGTTTTTCCATCTTTGTTCCGCGGCGTGTATTAACCCAGCGACCTTTCTGACCGCGGGCGCGAAACTTGCGCAGCCATTCGTCGGCTGCTTCTTCGGCTGTCTTCTCGGTCTTCTTTTTCTTCTTCTTGCTGCCAATCGGGCGGCAAGAGTTGTCGCTGTACGGTTTCTTGCCGGGCACGGGTTCGTAGCCTTTCCAGCAGCGGGCTTCTTTCGCCCACTGTAACGCTAATTGCCGGCCGTGTTCTACAGATGTTTTTTGGCGCCACGGAATAGACGCCAACTCTTTCCCCCAACTACTCCATGTTGGCTTTGAATACTCTTCACCCGTTCGCAGGTGCTGGTTGAGCGCGCTGTCTTGGTCGCCATATTGGGAACTTAACGTGCCAACGTTTTTAGCCGCTAACTGTGCTTCTTCTGGCGTCAAACCCATACCTTCTAACATGCGTGGCGTCATACCGCCCATGCTATTAAGCATTTGAATTTGACCTAATTGCTGCCTGCCGGCAGCTACTTGCTTGCCAGCATTTTCCCGCGTCGGTATGCCGCCCGCGCCGCTTGTAATGTGCGCCACAGGGTCTTTTGCTAACAAAATTTGTTTCTGCTGGTCGGTAAGTTTTTCCGGCATCATTCCAGTAAACTTCCCAATACCGCTCATCGCGTCAGCGGCCATGTTCTGCGCACCCTGACCAAACATGCCACCAGCCGCACCAGCCGCACCGGCAGCGCCAAGCCCAAGCAAGCCAAGCATACCCATGCCGCCACCGCCGCCGAACATGCTGCCAAGTATGCCAAGCAACCCACCGCCAAGACCGATGCCCATCATCCACTTCATGGGTTCTGGCATGCCGTTCCAGCTTTCCATGATGCCGTTCATAACGCCGCCAGTTTGCTGCGGCGTCAAGTTAGGGTTCGCTGCAGTTTGTTTGGCTAACTCTTCTTTTACAAACTTCTCTTTTGTCGGGCCTTCAATCTGTGCCTGAAGTTGCTGCGCTTCCGGCGTGTCTTTTTTCCCGGCGCCTAAATCCTGCAAACCTTTTTGCTGCTCCGGCGGCATCGCGGCTACGTGTGCTTGCACTGTTTCTTGCGCTTTTGCCTTCGCTTGTTCCGGCGGAAGTTTTTGTAAATCAGCCGCAAAAGATTCTTGCGCTTTTGAATCGCTTAACGGCCCTTGCGCCGGAGCACCGCCCCATGCTTTTACAGAGTCCGGAATTTGTTG